GCGTTGGTCACGCCGAGCAGCGGCGCGGGGTTGAGTGGCGTGGCATTGACGATGTTCCAAACGCCCAAGTCTTGCACGATCCCGAGGCGCGAGGTTCCGTTGGTGGCGGCACCGAGCGAAGTCCCCAGCGAACCGTTGGTCGACAATTGCACGGTCCCGCGCACGTCGCCCGTGGTGTTGGTTGCAGGCGAAGTCGTCACCGCAGCGGTAAACCCGTTCGAGTTGGTCATCGCGGAATTCGCCCAGTAGATTTCTGTCTGCACCCAATTGTCCGCGCGTAGCGCGCAGCCGAACGAATCGCCAATGCCGATCGAGTAGGTGTTGCCGGAAACCGGGGTATTTTGCACGACCCCGGAGATATATTTGAACGCCTTGTTACCGAAGGTGGAGGTCGCCGAAGTGGTGGCCGGCGAGGTGATCAATTCGGTCATCGCCTGGTTATGCACGTCGAAACCTGAAACGACAAACGCGATGGCCGTCGCCGTGCCGCCGGTGACCAAATTAACCGACACGTTGCGCGCCAAGGCTTCGCGCGGGTTCCACACCCGCATCAGGCCGGCGAGGCTGTGCTTGGAATGGGCGGTCGCCGCAGGAGCCGCAGGGCCGAACTGCGTCGCGGGCGGCAGCAGGCCGGAACCAAACAGATTAGCACCGCCGATCGGCGCATTCGCCAAGGTCGCAAGTGGCGCCGGCTGCACCGTGATGGTGGTGGTGTTGCTCGTGGAGATCGACTGCACCTGCGTAATCAGCGAGGCGGTCTTGGCCGAATTTCCCACGTTGCCGATGATGATCCACTGGCCTACCTGCAACTGGGTATTGTCGTTGCAGGAAACCGTCGTCGAAGAGGCGGTCGTCGTTCCGGTGGTGAACCCAAAGTCGAGCGCAATCACATTGACGACCGTGGTGGTGCCCAACGGAATGATCGGCACGCCCTGCGCGATCGAGGGGTTGCCGGCATTTGCTCCCGCAACGCCCGTGGTGACAAGGGTGACGGCCAACGATGCGGTCGCATTCGAGGGAAATGCGGCCACGAGAACGTTGGTCGCCACCAGTTGCGGCACGTTATCGACGGTGAATCCGGTCCAGCCGAGATAGCCCGGCACGCGGCCGGGTGCCATTCCATCCTTGTTGAACGGAAACCCGGATCGCGGATCGGTCAACACCCAACCTTGATACGACCCGGATGGCCCATCCATCGGCTCGATCGTCGCGGCGGTTCCGCTCTGGAGTTCGAGCGAACCCATGTTCTGAACCGGGCCGCGGAAATTGGTATCAGCCATGGCTCATGCTCCCATTTGTTTGTTTGGTGTGCATGAGGATCACGCAGTAGGGAATTCGGCCCACGCGCTACGGGGATCGTTGTCTCCGAATGAATAGCGCTCATAACCTTTAACTAGTAAATTATCAGTTACCGAGTCAACCCACATGTCGGACTCGTATGGAATCCTCAACATATGTATTAGCCCCTCGATATTCGTCGTGAGGAACCACGCGAAGTTGCTCGTGAGGAAGTCCATAACGATGAAGCCTTCCGGCAGGCCGCCGGAAAGTGTGAGGATCGCGTTGACATCGTTGTCGGCCGTGCCGGGGCGAAGCTCGGTCTTGGTCAACCGGATCGCGATGCCTTCGAGGTTCGGGGGCACCACGAGACGGCGCGCGCGAGACATGATGCGCAGGCCGCGCTCGTTGACAAACTGCGTGCGCACGTTCGTCATGTTCGCGAGCAGGGTCGACTCGTTGAGCGACTTCGGCGTCGCCGAAGTGTTGGCCCACGTGCCGCCGTCGAACGGATGCGCGGTCGAGAACAGCGCGACGCCGTCGCCGATCTGGTTGGGGTTGTAGGTCGTGCCGAGATTGAGGATGTTCGCCGCCTGGATTTCCTTGAACTGCGCGAACGCCTCTTGCAGCTTGAGATTCGTCGGATTGAATTGGGCCTTGTACAAATTGTCGTCGATCGCCTTGCGAGTGATGGCGTAGCCGAGCGCCACTACGATGTGGATGAACGCCCAGACAAAACGCTCGCCGGCGTTGTTGTCGAACTGGGTGGCGGCGCCTTCGTCCTTGATGAACGGTGTCGCGACGAACGCCATCTGGGTCGAGCGTTCGACCGCCATGTTGGATTTGTGGGTCTTGAAAACCTTGTCCCACTGGCGCGGGATCATATCGTAACTTCCGCGGACATCGAACAGTCCGGGCAGAAGTTCGGAGCGGATTTGGCCTAATGCGATGGGCATTGTTCACTTCGCTCCCTATCAGACGCCGCCAGCCAGCGTGTGGAACATCTGGTTGTTGAAGGTGACAAACACCCAGTTGTTGTTTGATGTGGCATCACCCCCGCCCGCGCCGGTGTAGAGCCCGACGATCTTGAAGGGGAGCAGCGAGGCGGTGGTGCCGGTCGCGGTCGCGGTTGCCTGGTCGATCAGCGCGGGGGAATAGCCGGTCGCGCTCGGCACGCCGGTCGTGAAGTTCACGAGGTTGCCAATGTTGGTCGAGACGATCGCGGTTTGCAGGGTGCCGACGAGAAACATCGCGAACGGCGAATTGATCAGATAGCCCTTGGCGTCGGCGTTGGTCGAGCCGGGGAAACTGTTGCCGTACTGGACGGTATTTCCCGCCGAGGGAATAAACTCGCAACTATCAAAGATGCCCTCGATCGGCGTGGTGGTCGCCAAGGCCCCGGTCGCCTGGACGATGTAGCCCTTGTTGCTGGTGTCCTTGAGGACCGGATCGCCGCGCCCGATCTTGGTCGAATTGGTCGACTGAATCTGGCGCGACACCAGTTGGTAGGTGGGGGAACCGCCCGAGAGGTCGCCGACGTGGCGGAAACCGAATAACGCCGTTGCGTTGGCCATGCCGGATGACTCCGGGCTGTGGCTTTGCTCCTTGCCGGCGTGGCGAGGGTTAAAGGCCGGGATTTGGAACGCGCTGCGGCGCGCGGCGCGGATGCTTGGGAAGTCTAGTAGGGCCTGAAATTTCAGCCGGCGCGGCTGGGACGGCCCTTAATATTCGACCCGTTCCGGCGCGGAGCGGGGATGTGATTCGCTATAGGCGCATGAGTCGGGGAGGGGGTGTCAAGCGGAAATATGAAGGCAGGTTGGTTCATGAGGGAGATGTGCGAGCCGTTCGTTCACCGGTCAAGACTGCGACGCGATCACATGTCGCCGAGCAGGTATTGCCGCCACGTCTGCGGCTTTTCCTTCGGCGGTTTTTTGATCGGCGCGATCTCGATCATGCCTTCCTTGACCACAGCCACCACCGGAATGACGTTCTTGGGCGCGATAACGCGCACGACCGCGGTGGCCGGCAGTTTGACCTTGACGACCTTGATCCTGCGTTTGCGCGGTTTTTTCATGGTCTAACACCCTATGCAGATGTCGGGCGGCGCTGGCGGGTAGGGAGGCAGCGGGTCGACTTGGGACTCGCCGCCCGGCTTGCCCGCCAGAGGCGGTTCACCGAAAGGAAAACCCGTGTCCTCCCGCCAGCATCGTAAGAACCGCGATAATGGCGAGCAGCAGCACGATGAACCAAATTCCCTGCTTGAGCTTTCCGGGTAGCGGCTGGATGAAGTTTTCGATGCCCCATATCACCAGGGCGACGACGCCGCACAAACAGAGCAACGCGATCAGAAACCAAAGTATTTGGATCGCCATGGCGAGCATGAAAGCCTCCTGTTATTTGGAAGATGCCTCGCGACTGCGAGGTTCCGTGCTCGTCACTCCTTGGCATCAATACCCAGAATCCCAGCGGCGGTCGGACCCGGTTTGGCTTTTGGCTTAGCCGACGGCTGGGCTTCCGTCGTTTCCGGTGCCGATTCGGCCTTTTTCTTTTCCTTGGCGTAGCTTGCGGTGCAGCAGGGGCGCTCCCCCTTGCCGTCCGGGAGAATCGGCACATCCTGACGCCCGTGGGTGATGCCGCGATGGTCGAAGATCGCGAGGTTGACGAGTTGCGGCGCCTTATCCTTGGCCGTCGTGTCGGCGATAGCCGGCTCCGGCGCGGGCGGGATTTCATGGACGAGGCAGACGATGGCCACAAACGGCTGATCGCTCAGATCGGGGATGATGCCTGTTTCGGTCGAGGCGGGATAGTAGAAAACCTTGTCGTGGAGGGCTACCATGGCGATTCTCCTGGGTGCTGAACTCCTTGGGCGCCGACTCAATACCACGGAACACGAAAAAGTTCCATCATTATCCTTCACGATGGCATGGAATTTGATTGGCAGATGTTGGCAGCAGACGGCGCGAGACGCTTGCGGCGCCCGTTCCAGTTCTCGGTGCGCAGGATTTCTGGCGCGTCGCGTTTGATGATGACGTGGACGGACGCGGGTTTCAAATCGAATACCTGCGCAACTTCGCGCAAAGATAGGCCCTGCCGATAGCAGGCCACGAGCATTTCATTGCGTTTGATCTTGCGGGCGCGGGGCATTGGCACATTCCTCACGGACATCGCTCATAGCTTCCGCAATTTGTCGAGCAATGATTTCCCTTGGCGTATCGGGCGACGGATATTTGGTCCATGTATTCATTTGCCGGTCCGCAATTGCGGCTAGGACGTATCCAGCACGTTTATTTGCTATTTCCCATAGCCTATCGTCGTCCACGGAAACTCTCTTTCACTCCGCCGCCTCCAATTTCTCGCCCACGACTCCCACCGCTTGCGTGATCGCCGTCCCGCCCGCTGTCTGCGGCAGTTGGTCCGATTGATTCGGCGGCACCCGCGCGACCGTCTGTATCTGATAGGTCGTCATGTCGAGATAGCGGTGCCCGTAGTCGTAAGGCCCGACGTGCGAGATGCGATGGCCGATCGCCGCCCATACCTGCCCGCCGCATTGATTATGGCGGATGCAGAACGACAGGTCTTCCGACACGATTCCCCGATCGGGGATGTCGATCTTGTCGAACGCGCGGATGATGCGTTTGGCTCCGGCCTGGTTCATGATGCCGACCGCCGGGTGCATGTCCAACCGCGGGTCGACAAGCTGCGGCATCTTCGCGAGCATGTTGGTCACGGCATCCTTGCGGATCAGGCAGCAACCCATGCCGACGCCCTCAACCCGCATGAAATCCCCGCGCCGTTCCGCCATCTCTTCACCCGTACCGGAACCTGCCCAGGACGTGGGCAGTTGCCTCTGGGGATAGATCGAACCCACCACCGGTTCGTCGAACATGAGCATGTAGAGGACGAGTTCCGGTGGAAAGCCCATATCACTGTCAACAAACAATAA